GAAGTCCATTGAGCCGCAGTTCCTCTACGAACTTGAACTTGTGTAACTACTGGCATTATGGAGTACCTCCGTTAAACGTTTGCGTTGCTGTGGTTGTAGGGTCGCCACCGTTATATGGCGCAATGCTATCAAATACACCTGCGTCTATTTCGGTAATTGAAACATTTGAACTTACTTGTGTCCAATTACTACCATCATAAACCATTAAACCTGTTGAAGTGTTGTAATACAAATCGCCAGCGCGTAACGTAGGTGTACTAATAGCAGTTGCGCTAGAAGGAACATTTGTAGGCGTTAAGGCTAAACGGCTCACGAAATATCACCCATAACTAACCAATTGTCGGTAGATGTTTGTACCGCAGTTGCTGTTGAATATTGAACTCTTAATTTTGGCGCGCTTGCAGTAGCACCTGTTGAAACTATTGTTACGCCAGAACCACCAGCAAACGTTACTTGTCCAGCACCTAATTGCGCTAAGTTAAGTTGTGCGCCTACTGGATAAGCAACGGAAGAATTAGGCGGAATAGTTAAAGTAATTCCAGAAGCATTAGAAAGTGTTACTAATTTACCGTTATCATCAAGAACTGTTGTATAAGTAGTTCCTGTTTGAGTATTAATACCCAAATTAACTTTAGGGCTGGTTAAAGTAGAAGTAGCAATTGTTGCGCTATTAATAATCGGGCTGGTTAAAGTTTTATTAGTAAGTGTTTGCGCTGTTGATAAATCTGCTGTAATTGTTGTATCAATAGCAAGAGTTACCGCGCCAGATGAACCGCCACCACTTAAACCATTTCCAGCCGTAACGCTAGAAATATCTCCGCTTACTGGAACATTTGAAGTTACTAAAACACGTGTATCGGTAATATTGCCAGAATTAATTTGAGTAGCCGCCGCCGCAACCGCAATTGTTGCTAACGAAATTGAATTATCTGGTAATGTCGGCGCAACTGGTGAACCAGCAGGAGTTCCTGCTACAACTTGTAAAACTACGTTATTTGATGAACCTGAATAATAACTATCATTTACGGTCATACAAACTAAATCAATACGTGGATTAGTTGGGTCTGCGGTAGTAACAGTTAAAGTTACTTGCGCGTCATTGTAACCAACATAAGTTCCCATATTTGCTTGCGTAGTTCCAACAATTGCCGCCCAACCGCTAGCAACGCGAACGCTCATACCAACAGGTGAGTTTGCTGTAACTGCTAAAGATGAAGAATTAATAATTCCTGTGGTTGCCCAAAGTGCTTGCGTAGTTAAACGGTCATTTTCCGCAGGGTGCGAACCATTTTGTAACCACGAAGGCGGAGTGCGTAGCGTCATTTATTCTCCTATACGTAAGCAGAGTTCCACGTTACCGTAGCACTTGTAACATTTACAAGTGTGCTTCCTGCGTCACCAGTTAAGTAAAACTCATTATTGCCCGGTTCTGCCCAAAACCATTCACCCGAAATAAGTAAATTACGAGCAGGTTGTCCGTTCAATGTAATAAGTTTATTGTATAAATCTATTTCTAATATGTCAGTATCGGCGTATGTCCCTGTAAAATTTAAGGCATAACCCTGTGTCTGATTACCCAAAACTGGGTCAGTAATTGGACCATTTAACGTTATTGTGGGATACGCATTTGCCCAACCGTTATTTGTAATAGTAGTGCTAATAAGAACCGAACCGCCACCATAAGTTAAGTTATAAGTGCGGTTATAAACGCGACCAGTAGGCGGCGTATAAGCCAGTAAAGCCGTTTGTTCATTATTACCAAAATACGCAGGGTTAGGGCAAAAAAACTCTACTTGTGCCGTTATATATCCATACGTGTAATTAGGGTCAATAATGCTGGTAAATAAACGAACGCGAGCGTTTATATATTGCGTATCATTTGGCGGTAAAAGAAAATATAAAGGTGTAGTTCCACTTGTTTGCGGTAATAAATAACGTTGTAACGTATTGAAGTTAGTTTGAGCAGAATTTGTTCCATCGCCAAATACATTAAATGTAATGGTAATACTACGACCTGAATAAAAATCTCTACCAGAAAACATACCATCGGCATATCCTCGGTTATCATCTTGCGTTCTTAGTGATGGAACGCCTTCTAATCCCACAACGCTAAGAATTTGATAAGGCGAAGTTGCGCCACCAAATGTTAATCCAGCAAAAGAAAATGAATAGGGTTGCGTTAAAACAGTCATTATGCAAATCTTTCCATTTGTCTTAGTTTAGAGGCACTTACGGGAGCAGAAGCAACTGTTACAGTTGAACCCAATTTAATTGCCGCAATAGTTTTTTCGTGAACATCATAAGCATCAACTTTAGTTGCGGTAAAGTTTTGTTGAATATTTAATGCCGCCCACGAACGTTCTTCACCAGCGCGCCAACTAGCAATGCTTCCGTCTGCTGGAACGGCTCTAGGAATACTTGTAATAGGTATATATGGCGTATTTTTGATACTTCCTCCGCCTGTATAAAGACCCGTGCTAACACTTGCGCCACCGCCACCGCCGCCACCCGACATAGAAGAAAGTGAAGCCATAGCCGCTTTTAATTGATTAATTGCCGCTATTGTAGAAGCCATAGCATTTTTAATATTGCCTAATTTTTCGTCAAACTCTTTTTGAATTTCCGCTAACGTATCAGCAAGTTCTTTCTTAGCCTCTGCGGTAGCCTCAGCCAAATCTTTAGCCGCTTCGGCTAATGCGTCAGCCAAATCTTTATTTATTTCCGCAATACGTGTTTGAAATTCTTTATCAATAGCCGCTAATGCCGCAGTTAAATCTGCTTGTGCGGCAGATAAGGCTTCGTCACGTGTTTTTTCCGCTTCTGCCATTTGAGAAGTAAATTCACGATTAATTTCCGCTTGTGCTTCAGTATATTCTTTTGCTTGTTGTGCTAAAAATACACCTAATTCTGCTTGTGCTTCTCTGTAAGCCTTATTTAATTCATCGGTAGCCAAATTTGCGCCAACGTTCATAGCGGTGGCTAATTTGTCTAATCCTGTATTTGTTTGGCTTTCCATAGCAACAAAAGTTGCTTGTAATTCTTTAACAGTTTCTGGAGTAGCCTTTAAAATACTATCGGCAAGTTCAATACCAACTTCGGGACCAGCAGATACAACTTGTTCAATAAACGTTTGACTAAAACCAGCCGCCGCTAATTCAGAGGCTTTTTCTGATAAACGGCGAGCGCCATTTAATTTTGTTTTTAACGCTTCTAATAAACCATCAGCAGAAGCCTTACCTGCTTCAACCAAGCCTTTAAACAAATCTGTAACGCTAAATGAAGTTCCTTGTTTATAAGCGTCACGTAATCTATTAATACTTTGATTAACAATATCTTGTAACTTTTCAGCATTGGCTTTATAAATTTCAGTAACTTTTGCTTGATTATCTTTTTCAAGTTTAGCCAAATCATCAGCGCGTTTAGCATTAAGTTTGCCCATAGTATCGTTAAATGTTTTTTGGGCTTCTTGAACTCTCTTTTGATAATCGGCATTAGCCTTTAACGTATCTTCATTTTTACGTTGTTCGGCTTTAATGGTTTCTTCTGCCGCTTTTGCATTAGCCTTATTAACTGCTTCGTTATAAGCGGTATTTGCCTTAGCCATTTGTTCGTTATATTTCTTTTGAGCGTTAGCAACTTTTTCGTTTAAGTCTTTAACGATTTTCATATATTCTTCATTTTGCTTCTTAATTTCTTTTTCAGAAGCAGTTTGAGCAGGTGTTTTACCGCTACCTGTACCAGTATTAGGCGCTTTAGGAATTTTAATACCGCCAGAACCGCCAATTTTTATGGGTTTATTTAATTTATCTAAATTGCCAGCAAGTTCTTTAGCCTTTGCCGAAGCCTTATCAGCAAAACTAGATACGCCGTCTAAACCTTTATTTAATAAATCTAATCCTGCTTTAGCAAATTTACCGACACCGGGCAAATGTGAAAGTGCGCTTAATAAAGTTTTTAATGGCGTTAAAATAAATTTTAACATTGCTTCGCCAACTTGACCTATCATTGGTATTAAAGCGGCAAAAGCACCTAATCCTGCTTTAGCCATAGCAATTACGCCTTTACGGAACGCCTCTGATTTATTCCAAAGCATTACAAACGCACCAATAAGTAACGTTGCGGCAGTAAATACCAAACCAATTGGATTAGCCTTCATAGCAACGTTTAATAAAGTTTGTTGTCCAGTTAAAACTTGTGTTGCTACTGCTTGTATTTTTGTAATAACGCCCCACGCTTTAGTTAGCGCAATACTTGCTTTAACGCCTAAGTTATAAGCGGCAAGTGCGGCAGTAATAGTTATAACTACGCCAGCAAAGATTTTGAACGCAGTTGCGTTACGCTGAACAAAATCAATTGCTTTCTGGAACATATCTAATAATGCTGTTAATTTTGGTAGTAAATATGAACCAACGCTTTCCGCGCTATCTTTGAATTGTTCTTTTAATACTACTAATTGACCAGCAAAAGTTTTAGTGAAAGCAACTGCTTGACCGCCAGTTTTTTGTGCTAATTCATCTAACGCTTTTTGAATTGCTTGGCTCTTAGGCAAAGTATCGTCAAGAGTGATACCCATTTCTTTAAACGCTTTGGCAGAACCTTGACTTGCCTTAGCCATAATGGAAGAAGCGGTTGCTAAATCAATATTCTTCAAACGTGCTAAATCAGCAGACATAGCAAGAAGTTTTTGTGACTGGTCTAAATCGCCAGTTGTTAGTAGTAACGTATTTAATCCAGCCGCCGCTTCATCTCCGCCAAAACCTAATTTGACGTAACTACCAGTTAATTCTTCAACTTGCGTTCTAGTTTTTTCAGTATTAATACCAATATTGCCAAGCGTTGTGCCTAATTTATTAAATACTTGTTCAGTTTCCTGTGCTTCTTTTATACCAATAGCGGCAAAACCAGCAAACGCTGTTCCCATACCGATTAAAGCCGCAGTTGCGATACGGCTAACTTTCTGCATTTTATCTACGCTAGCGCCAGCCTTAGCCGCTTGACCTTCCATCTTTTCAAGTTCGTTATTAACGTCTTGAAATTTAGCAATTGCTTGGTCGGCAATAGCCTTAATTTCAAATATGGCTGGTGGTAAGAAACTGTTAGCCATTACTTACCGCCTATTTGTAAATGCTTACGAGCAATAGCAGGTGCGACAACTTGGAACTTTTTAAAGGCTGGTGCCATATATGGGAAACCACGCATAGCCGAAGTTCCTTTCCAAGAGCGAGGAGCAAAGTTACCGCCTAATTCTACCGCCCGACCATAGATAATTGTTGGTCCGACAATGGCTTCATATTTAGCAAAACCTTTATTTATTTTTTCACCACGAATTGAACGGCGCAAATTACCTGTTCTATTCATAGGCGGTAATCCAGCCGTAGCCTTTTCACCTTTTGGTCTGCGCCCTTGAATTTCTTCTTTAGATAATTGGATTAATACCATCATCATTTCATCGCGAGCGTTACGCGCACCTTCGTCAATAGATTTAGTGGCTTTAGTAACGCTTTCTCTAACCAGTTTCAGATTTGAGGTTATCACTTTCCACCCTTTTTGTCATTGCCGAAATTGCCATTAACCAGTCAATAAGAGCCGCAGGTTGTTCTTCTATTTCGTTAGGTGTCCAACCAAACTCTTTTGCTAATACGTAATAAAACCATTGTTCGTCTGGATATGTAAAGGCTTCGTGGCGTTCGCCGCCTTCAAGTATCCATCTTAACCGTTGGAGTTGCCGAAAGGGCTATCAACGTCCTTTGTGGTTTCATCATTTTCAGCCAAAGCAGGGAACAAAACTTTTTGTGCGTCTTTTGTTTGTTCTGTTAGAAAATCGTAATCAGCCATTTCCATTTCATCTAAAACAGAAATTTTGACCGAAGGAATTGGAAGTTCCAAATCCCAACTTTCTACCATAATGGCAATAAGACCATCGGTAAGTGATAACGCTTGCATAATGCCTTGTTCCGCATTAGCGGCGTTCGCATAAACTTTTTTGCGGTCTTTTACTTTGAGTTCTTTTGGGTCTTTCAAAGTAACCTTTGCTTTGCTTACTGGTAAAACAAGTTCTTTCTTTGCCATTTGTCTTTCCTTCCGTAGTTGCCTTCCGATTTATTTAAATAAGGTGTTAGGGGGTGGGAGTAGGGGAAGGCGACCTACTCAACCAACCCCCCTAACACTTCTATTCTGGCTACGCGTAAGTGCCAGAAGCCTTTGCGTTTTGTAGAACCCACTTAATAGGCGAATATCCACCAGACGCACCAGCGTCAGTTGTATTTGCTTGTCCGTTTAGTTCTATTGATACAGATACAAAATCATCACCACGGTCAATTGCGGCGGCAGTATAAGCACCTTTAGTAATGGTTGCTTGAATTTGAACTGCGCTTGCGCCAGTTCCGTATGCCCAGTTAAGAACAATTGCTGGTTGTGAATTGGTGAGATAACGTGTTAGTTCAGTATCGTTTTCCATAATGAACTTAATTGAACCTGTAACTTCAAGTGGTCCGAGGAATACTTGATAAGGGTCTTGTGTCTGGCTAATACCATAAATAGGTGTTACAGCGCGGCTTAAATCAATGTTTCCTTCCATTGAATAAGCAACTGCTGAACCGCCAATAGATACGGTTCCTTGCCATACTGGAGTTGGTAGAACGGTGCTAAATGTTGGAGTTGGGTCGCTAGTGGTGCTTGATGAAAAACCTGTGGTCTTTGTATCAAATTCCAACATTCCGTCAGCGTTAAACTTCAATGAAAAATCAGAGAATTGGCAACCCGGAAATCTACGAACATTTACCGCATAAAAATCGGTAATGGTATAAGAAATTGGCTGTGTATCTGTTCCAGAAGTCAAAGAATTTAGCAAACTAATTGTGTGTGTATATGGTGCGCTTGCGCCAGTTGTCGCAACTGCGCCCATAATTCCAGCCAAAGAATAACCAATTGTGTCGGCAAATACTGCGCCACCAAAATCTACGGTTGAACGCTTACGTCCTTGAATATAGTTGTAATTAACTACATTAGAACCACGCAACCCTGTATCGTAAAGTGGGTCAATAACATCTACTGGCTTTAAACTATCTTTTGCTACTGGTATGAAATCGGTTGGTGCTACTGCGGTTCCTTTTGTGACTTCTTTTGCGATACCCACATAGGAACGCACCGAGGCTTGTACGGTCATTATTCACTCTCCTGCTTTTCTGCCAAAGGCGTTGCTGTGGCTGGTTTAATTGCTGGCTTAGACGCACCAACTGAAACCACGTCAGGTGCGCTAAAGTTATCAGGCGCTTCAAATTCTTCGCCTGGTTTGACTACAACTCCAAGCGAAGGGAACACGCGCTCATCTGTTCCGTTATATTTGTATTTCATTGTTCTCCTTATGCTTGTACCATCTCGGTAACGTCAAACTGAAGTTGCGCAAACGTTTCCGTTGCGCCTTCTTCCGTTGTGGCTGGTTCGCCGTAGGTCGCGCTTATTATCGGTTCTGCTCCTTGCCAAACTAAAATGCCGCTTTCGTCACCAAAGTTATGGTTAGAGCGTAACCTTGTCTTAATATTATCAACAAGTTTATCAAAATCCATCATAGCGTCCTGCGCATTTCTTTGAAGACTATGGTGATAAATTTGTAATATAACGGAATAATCCACACGCTTCCAACCGCTATGCGCACCGCCAATAGCAAGGCGTGTCTCATTTTCGCTTTCAATAAAAATAATCACGGCGGCACGGCTTAACTGACCGGGCTGACTATTAACTTGAAAATTTATACGCTTAGGAAAGGAAACTAATACCTGATTTAATGTTTCTATCTGCGGATTTGAAAGAAACTTGAATAAGGTTTCCCGAACGCCTACGCGACCTGCCATTAACGAACTCTCCTATATAGGCTAACCATTTCAAGAGCCATAGCAATATCGCCGCCATAACGTTGAGCCGCCTCAATGTTAGTGGTAGGTGTATAAGTAATATTCATAGTTAAAGAGTTATCGCCACGAACCTTTAGAAACGCGGTGGTTACGAGAATAGTTGCTTGCTTAATCGCAGTAGGTAAGTTACCAAAGGTCACGCCAGCCGCGTGGCTATACGTTAAGGCAGACGTTAGAGGAACAGTTGTTGAACCATAAACGTAGTTACTTGCCACATAAATTGTTTCGCTCTTATCGCCATCATAAATCCGATACATACTGCCAGCAGTAATACCAGTTGCGTTAGAAACAACCATAAAACTTTGTCCAGCAGTTGCGGTGGCAATAGCGTTATTAACGTATCCAGCGGTGTAATTATATTTTGTAAAGATTTGATATTTATTAGAACCTGCACCACCAAAAGAAAGTGGACCTTGCGAAGAATAAGTTAGCGATAATTGACTAATCGGAATAATAATTTGTTGTTCTTCAAACCACGAAGTTGAAGGGTCGGTAAGCGTTACTAAATTGTTTGGGTCAGCACCATATTCAAAACTTTGTAACGAAATAATCGGATATTGATATGGGTGAAGTTCAATATAACCCTGCGGCGTAAATCTGGTGCGTTGTGTTTCTGTTCGTGAAGAGGCAACTAAATTTTGGTTTAAATATTCGTCAAGAAAAGATGAAGCGCGGAGAATTACACGCGCTAGTTCAGCGTCTTGTGCGTTAGCGTTACCGCCTACAACCAAGTTATCGTAATCAATACTGGTAGGCGCGTTTTTATATTCGGCAACCGTTATATACGGATATTCATTAAACGTTAAAGGTGTTACGCCTGTTGCCATTAGTCGCCATCTTTCATAATTCGCTCGTTCTCGTGTCCGCACCGCGAACACTTTTTAAACCAACTACCAAAACCACAAGCAACGCAAGGAAATCCTTCGCCTACCATTGCACCGCTAGTGCTTGCTACTCCTAAACCTTCATCTTTCATTTGTTTTGCGTGTTTAGAATTATCTACGTTAATTAATCCGTCACGCCCTGCTTTATATACCTTTGTTCCACGTTCAGTTTTGATAGCAACTTCTTTCAAACCTTGCGGCGGTATCATCTTTGGCATATAGCCCCCCTTTTTTAGTTAAGTTGTGGTGCGCCCACTATTTGACGCACCACAACTTATTACTTACTACGCGTTTACAATTCCTGAAACTGCGCCGTTCCAAGCAGGTGCGGTGCAGAAGAATGTTCCACGGAAGTATGTGCTGAACTCATAAGCAAACTGAGTTACAGGCCATTGGATACCCATATAGTCCTGAACCATAAAGTTTGCCCATACATCAGAAACTTCTGTGTCTGGAATTGGAAGTGTGTAGGAAAGAACAGGCGATACGCC